TTGGGTCAATGTTGTAACAGGTGACTCCTGTGCAAGTGATAAACCTGGCGAGGGTATTCCTAAGTGTGTCTCTTCTGCAAAGAGAGCTAGCATGTCTAAGAAAGAAAGACGTGCTGCTGCAGCCGCGAAGAGACGTGAGGATCCTGGTCAACAGAAAAAGTCTGGTGCAGCTGCGCCAACCATGGTAAAAACTGACCGAAAGAAAAAAACAAAAAAAGAAGAACTAGAACTTCTTGATGCATATGGTGAGCCATTTGCAGTTATCCAAGACCTTGTAAAACCAGAACCAATGAAGAAAGAAGAACCCCAAATCGATCTGTCAACATATGACATTGAGGCCATGACTGAGGCCAAAGATAAGAAAGGAAAGGGAAGTGGAACTAAGGATGCTTGCTATCATAAGGTCAAGTCTCGTTATTCTGTATGGCCTTCTGCATATGCCTCAGGTGCTCTGGTTAAGTGTCGTAAGGTTGGTGCTGCCAATTGGGGTAACTCCAAGAAAGAAGATTTTTCTTATGAACTGAACGATGAATATTACAACACTCTCTTTGAGAAGTGCTGGAAGGGTTATGAGAAGAAGGGTATGAAGACCATGTTTGGAAAGAGATATCCAAACTGTGTCAAGAAAGAAGAAACTGAAGTTGTAGAAGACAAGGATCCATGTTGGGATACTCATAAACAAGTGGGTATGAAAAAGAAAGGTGGTAAGATGGTGCCCAACTGTGTACCCAAAGAAGAGACAGTTGTAGAAGACTGGCAGAAGAAGTCTGGTAAGAATCCTGAGGGTGGTCTGAATGAGAAGGGTCGCAAGTCTTACGAACGTGAGAACCCTGGTTCTGATCTGAAGAGACCTTCTAAGAAAGTTGGTAACAAGAGACGTGCATCATTCTGTGCAAGAATGAAAGGCATGAAGAAGAAACTGACTTCGGCCAAAACTGCTAACGATCCCGATAGCAGAATCAATAAGTCCCTCCGCGCTTGGAATTGCTGATAGTATTAAGATATACTGATTAGTGTTAAGAAAAGGTGTATCGTATAGATACAGCTTATAAAACCCCATAGTAGGTCGTATGATTGGCATTTACTTGACCATTGGCATCGTCCTTTGGATGATTTGGTATGCAGGTGTCGATGGTACTATGCGTTTATTTGAATATATTGAGTTGACAGTTGAGCATCAAGTCATTAGACTGAGACTGTACTTCATGAGACTCAAGCTGGAACGACAACTTGGGATTACACCAAACAAAAATGGAAAACGACAGAACAATGTCCGACCTTTCTCTAAGCAGAAAGGAATGTCCGAAGTGCGGGGCCACATGGATTAATGGTCAACACATTTGGGGTGGGACTGGAAACACTGGCAATGAGTTAGATCTGGCAAGTCTAGTGTGTAACAGACTTGGTAATGATCAATGCATCAATCCTATGAAAGGATCCGATGGTGGCCAAACCTGGGATTACAGGGCTGGTTACATCGATGGTAAAATTGACGAACGTCGATCAATGATGGAAACTCTCAAAGATACGATGGGAGATGTTTGATAAATTGGCTCATCGTTTTAAAAAAATTGATCCCCCACATCATGTTACCAAAGAAGAAGTGCAGGAGATGATTGATGATGCAATACGAAAACATAACCGTAATGCTTCAATTATCAGTTTCTTTGTTGGTTGGGTTGTTCTTGCACTTTTCTCTGAGGGTCTTCTTAGACTTATTGGAGTAATCGATCCCATTTTCCCATGGCTGAAAATCACATTGAATTGATTGCCACTATACTTCTCTTCTTTTTCGGAGTGACGATGCTCTATCAAGGACATTTGATCTACCATGGGAAGAGAGGTTATCTTAATTTGTTTCGTCAACGACACGAACAAGATCGTGTTCGCAAACAAGTAGAAGATTTAGTCAAGGGAAAATGAACATTTTATTATCGTGATTTCCTAATAATTAAAAAATGAGTTGTTATTTACGAAAATATATAAAGAAGATCTTGGCAGTGGTGCCATGAAAAGATTAAACACTTTTTTGTTAACGTTAACTATTTCAATTATCGATTACCTCTATAGAGGTCGTCATTTTCAACGGTTTTGGGTGCTTGAGGAGATTGCTCGGGCACCCTATTTTGCATTTTTAAGCGTGTTACATTTACGAGAATCTTTAGGTTTGCGTGGACAGTGGCACATTTATCTAATGGAGGAACATTTTGCTCAAACACTTAACGAGACAGAACATCTTGAATTTATGGAAAGTCGGGATGGTAATCGTTATTGGATCGATCGTTTTTTCGCCCGACACCTCGTTCTCGTCTACTATTGGATCAACGTGGTTTATTATTGGTTGGCTCCTATGTCTGCTTACCACCTATCCTACGAAATAGAAATGCACGCTGCTGAGACATATGCGAAGTATCTTGCATATGAAGATTATAATGATAAGGACATTTGGAGAATCATGAATGATGAGATTCAACATTTCCAAGAACTTGCAGAAGCTATGAGGATTATTGATCCAGATCACTTAACTGTAAGAGAAAAGGATCGTCAACCATTTCCACCAGATGTGAGTGACTTAGTAGTAAAAGAGGAAGTAAAATTATGACTCTAACATTTGTAATTGTTTTCACAATGTTACTAATTTCCGCCATGGAACTTACATGGCCAGTAAGATACAGAGGTTAACATGGATGAACGAGAAAGACAAAAAAGAGAAAGAATAGAACAAGTCAGAAAACATCTTCATCCACATGATGATGAACCTGATCCGACTGCATACATGGGGAACTATAATTTCCCTCAGATGCTTTTCGCTTTCTGTCTTGGGTTCGTCACTATGTTTGTGTTATCAGTAAACGAAATCAACGAATTTAAGGGATGTCCACTCCCAGAGTATTTTCAAAAAGAGGTTAAAGGATGAAGGTAGGAATGATTGGTCTTGGTCGTATGGGTGAGGGTATGTCCCGCCGTATGATTGAATCGGGTATCGAAGTACATGGTTATAGAAACAACTATGAAAAAGCTAAAGAACAATTTGAAAAGGGTTATATTAGTGGATGTACCACTTCTTTGGAAGGCCTTGTTCAAGTAGTACATAATCAGGAGGGTATGATTGGAAAAGCACCAGGTATCTTTCAACTTGTTATCCCCGCAGAATTAGTAGAGGACACACTTGATGAGTTATTACCATTACTTGGCGACGGGGATATTATTATTGACCATGGCAATAGCAACTTTAAAGATTCTCGCAGGAGAGCAGAAAGGTTGTCTAAGTTGGGCATCCAATATATTGACTGTGGCACTAGTGGCGGTGTTTACGGTTTGGAGCGTGGATATTGTCTTATGGTTGGTGGTGCAGATCATGCAGTATCCACCTGCCGTCCAATCTTTGATGCACTCGCACCAGGTATCGATGCAGCACCACGAACTGATGATGCAAGCTGGGTTTCCCCCGCTGAAAGAGGTTGGTTACGTTGTGGAGGACCTGGTGCAGGTCATTTTGTGAAGATGGTTCATAATGGTGTGGAATATGGAATCATGCAAGCATACGCAGAAGGATTTAATATCCTGCATGAGGCTAATGCTGGGTCAGCTTACGTTAAAGAGGGCGATGCTGAGGTTGCTCCGATGGAGAATCCAGAAGATTATCAATATGACATTGATGTTCCTGAAGTGGCTGAGTTGTGGCGTCGTGGTAGCGTTGTTGGTAGTTGGTTACTTGACCTTACCGCTGATGTATTACGCAGCGATAGAGAGCTTAGCAAGTTCGATGGGGGAGTATCAGACTCTGGTGAAGGGCGTTGGACTGTTCACGCTGCTGTGGATCTTGGCGTACCCGCTCCTGTCCTCAGCACTGCTCTCTATGAACGTTTTAACTCGCGCCGTCTTGGTGCTTTCGCGGCCAAGATTTTGAACGGTATGCGTTACATGTTTGGTGGTCATCATGTTAGGTAATGCGCTTGCGATCATTTGCATACCCTTTGTACTATCCACAATATATTTCGGGATACGAAAAGGTGAGAATAACTACTATGACTCAGACAAATACGATGGAAACGGAACTGCTCACTAAATCTCAACGTATAGTTATCTTCGGTGCTACTGGAGATCTCTGTAAGAGAAAACTAATTCCAGCACTCTATGAGTTGTGGAAAAAAGACCTTCTACCACAAGGACTTCTGATTGTTGGTGCATCTCGTAGAGAACACTCCAAAGAGTCTTGGTTGAAACATCTTGGTGAGTATCCTGAAGAGTTCTGTCATTGGTTAGACTTTGTTTGTTGTGACCTTGATTGTCAAGAAAGTCTCAATAAACTTCATGATGAGAGTGCAGACACTACTTATTTTCTATCCGTACCACCAGAACGTTATGAGAATGCTATCATCAATCTCAAAGAAGCCGGATTCCTCGACGATCCAGAAAGATCCCGTGTGGTTGTGGAAAAACCCTTTGGGCACGATTATAAATCTGCTGATCATCTACAGTCTGTGGTTCAGCGACATCTACGCGAGAAACAAGTCTATCGCATTGACCATTATCTTGGTAAAGATACTGTCAACAATATTCTTGCTACTCGCTTTGGGAACGTTCTTCTGGAACCACTCTGGAATAGAGATTACATAGAAGAGGTCCAGATATATGCGACCGAAACTATTGGTTGTGAAGGTAGATCTCAATACTACGAGGGAGCCGGAGTCGTTCGTGACATGTTGCAGAATCACATGTTGCAAGTTCTTTCGCTCATTGCGATGGAAGCACCCTATAAGATGGATGCAAGAGAAATTCGTCGTGAAAAAGTAAAAGTATTAGCCGCAACTAGGTTAGGTAGAAAACTAGTTACTGGCCAATATGAAGGATATCGTAAAGAACAGGGTGTTGGTATTGAATCCAATACTCAAACTTTTGTTGCTGGTGACATCTACATTGATAACTGGAGATGGCAGGGTGTTCCTTTTTACTTTATGACTGGTAAGAAGATGCCTTATCAGTGTGTTGAAGTTGTCATCAAACTGAAGGCGCCACCTGTTGGATTATTTGAGGGTGAAACACCAGGACGTATTGTCATGCGTTTACAACCACATGCTCACCTTGATATTCAGATTGATGTGAAGTCTCCTGGACTTGGTGAAGAAGTTGAGTTGGCTACATTGACTCACCGATACCCTGACTGGTTAGGTGTTGATGGTTATGAAAAACTTCTTTTCGATGCCATCAATGGAGATCAGTCTCACTTTGTACATGCTGATGAAGTCATGGAATCTTGGCGTATTGTTGATGACTTGCTTTGCACTGGTGATAAGTGTCCAGTGAGAACTGCGCCATATCTTTATCATGAGGGTCTTTGGGGACCAGTCCATAAGACCGAACAGATTACCAAATGGGATTATCCAGCATAACGTATGGACAAAGAACAAAGGAGGGAATTCTACAAGTCCCTGAGAGAACGTATCAAACAATTAAGAATGGAACATCTCTTTGAGGAGCCTTGCCCTCTTTATGAACCAGAGTGGGAGGAGGATCACTATTGGGATTGTCGATTAACCTACGATCATAACGAAGACGATGATGCATAAAATCTCACATTTTGCAGCTTATGTTCTAAATAATCCATGGACAATGGGCATTATGGCCTCGTGTCTAGTCTTCGTACCTATTATTGGTATGTGGGCAGTTCATCACTATGGTTGGCAACACTGGGAACCTTTTGCCAGGAAACATAAATGAAGTATCAATTAACTCTCATTCTATGCTTTGCACCACTAGCAGTTATTTACATAGTACTAAAGATTGCTGTTTGGATGTCTGCCGTAAACGCTGAATCGGATTATGTCAGAAAAGAACCTTTACGAAAACGAGGACCCTACCTGGAGAATCCATATGCAGACGTTGATGAAGAGGAAGATGAATATGGAGATCGCACAGACTATCGATGATTCTCTAGAAGAATGGTATTCTGAGAGAGGGTTATCAGTTCCTCGATGGAGAACAAAGAGAGACCCTCAGTGGTGGGTTGAATATTTAAAATCTTTAAACCTCGATCCAAAAAATCCATGAACTCGGAGCCAGATTACACAATAGAAATGTCGGTGCATGATGTAAGAATTCTGTATAAATCTGTGTGTGTTCACTTAGATAAGTGGCCAGGTGGTTGTCCTGAAGAACAGGAACATTTGGTTTCTATGAGAGATTGTTTATACAGAATGATATTGGAATATAATTTTAACCAATGAACCTCATCCTTCGGCCTCTTGAAGATATAAATGATCCAGTTTGGAGTGTAATCATCTCGATTATTATTCTTTTGATAGGAGTTTCCTGGGTCATTAGATATATACTACTAGTTGATACTAGAGAGGCACAAGAGCATGGGAGCCATGACACCCCCAAACAGGAAGAGTTGTTACAACTTCCGAGTGACGGAGATTAATCGTGTTCTTGACGGCGATACTATTGATGTCACCATTGATCTTGGGTTTGACTTATACAAGAAAGAGAGAGTTAGAGTTGCAGGCGTTGATACACCAGAGAAAAGGACAAGAGACCTCGAAGAAAAGGAGTTAGGTATCGATGCGACGAATTGGCTCAAAGAGAAGTTGGATGGTGCCATTGCTGGGGATGATGACCTTGTTATCCGCACTGAGTTGGTTGGTGGTGTGGGCAAGTATGGCAGGCTCCTCGGGTGGCTTTACATTGGAGGAGATGCAGAATCTTCTCTGAATGAACAGATGATTGAGGAAGGTTACGCCTGGGCATATGATGGTGGAACCAAACAAAAGAATTTTGAAGAACTGCGAGAAATTCGTAGAACACATGGAACCTTAGTATGAGTGAAGTATATCTTGGCAACCCGAATCTTAAAAAGGCCAATACGGCGATCGAGTTCACGAAGGATCAGATCGAAGAATTTATTAAGTGTAAAGAAGATCCTGTCTACTTCGCTCGTAATTACATACGCATTGTTTCTCTGGATAAAGGTCTTGTTCCTTTTGAACCTTACAAGTTTCAGGAAAAATTAATTAGTAGGTTTCATAAAAACAGATTTAATATCTGTATGATGCCTCGACAGACGGGTAAGTCTACTACATCGGTGTCTTACCTATTACACTACATTGTATTCAATGACAGTGTAAACGTTGGTATTCTAGCCAACAAAGCGTCTACTGCGAGAGAACTTCTTAGTAGATTACAACTTGCATATGAGAACCTGCCAAAATGGATGCAACAGGGTATCATTGCATGGAACAAAGGATCGATGGAGTTGGAAAATGGCAGTAAGGTATTGGCAGCTTCTACATCTGCGAGTGCTGTCCGAGGCATGTCGTTCAATATCCTCTTCCTCGA